GGGGAAGACTCCTGCCATGTCTGTTCAGGGCAAGTTTACCTCTCAAAGAAATGTTCTAAATGAAATGGATGATACGGTTGTTCAAATAGGAGTTAATCCTAAAGGGCAACATCTTTTTATTGATCTAGCAACAGGACAGGCAGTCAAAGGATTTGATATTGCTACAGTTTACAGAGATAGAGTTTTTGCCAAAGGGGTAACCTACTGGAAAAAATCAGAGGCTCCTAAACCACTACCTGCAAAAGGTGATACGGAACTTGTAAATCAAGTAAGATATAAATTTAATCGTGGTGGTCTGATTTCTGTTTAATTAAAACATCTAGTAATTCAGATATTTTTTCTAACTGACCATCTACCTCAAAAGGTGCATCTTGGTCTTCGGGTAAACACATTTTAATAGCGTTTTCAATCTCGTCTAAAATTATTTCTTTCATAGTTTTCCCCTAGCTAAGTGGAACTTACAACAATTTATTACAGGTAACAAGTAGTATGGACCCATTATTAGAACATCACTTCTACAACATTGCCAATGGTAAAGCTCTAGAGAACGATGACGGTACTCTATCTACGGTAAGAGGCAGGATTGAAGAGATTAATGGGGTGCAGACCCTAATTCCTTCTATCTGGGATGGCAAAGAGGTTGATCGGCAAACTGCCATAGATAATGCAATCAATTCAGAGGTGAACTGGCAAAAGGCTTACGGTGATAGTGCAGTCAAAACGCTTCAGGAAATAGAGCAAGAAATAAAAACATTTGAGGATGATGACGGTAGGAAGCTGATGTCAGATCAGTGGACACCCAAAGAAGCCCAACAAAAGCTAGATGAATATTATGACTACCTAGAAAACGATGACGAAGACAAGATGTCATTCAGGGATCTCGCTAAGACAGGAGTAGCTTTTGGTCTAAGCACTGCAAAAAGAGCAGGTCTAATAGAAAGCCCCTTCCCTTATCTAAATTTTTTAAAAGAAAACTTTAATACTGGCGGTTTTATTACAAAGGACGATGGCATGAAAGGTCGATCAGAGGACGACAAAGAAATAGCAGATAACAAAGAACAGATTGATATTTCAAAAGCCGACAAAGATGAAGATGGCTTTGTCTCCCCATCAGAAAGAGAAATGCAGTTAGCATTACAAAACAACGAATTAGTAGATGAGGATGAGATGAATTTATATCACGGTGGAATGCCTTACGGCTCTGAGGGTTACGAAGAAGATGCAGGATTAATGAGTTATGATGAAGTATCTGGTAACCCAATACCACTAGGATCAACTGCAGAAAATGTGCGTGATGACATAGATGCAAATCTAAGTACTGGGGAGTACGTCTTACCTGCCCACGTAGTTAAATATCACGGCCTTAAACAGATTATGGCAATGCAGTCAGAGGCAGAGATGGGTCTTATGGCGATGCATACGGATGGTCTCATTCAGCATGTTGAGGAAGCAGTCACTGAATGCCCAATGTGCGAAGGAAAAGGCTGTGACCACTGCGAAAACACAGGGTATCATTCGGGTAAATCCGATAGCGAGGGAACTGAGGAAGCCGAAGTACAAGCCTCAGACGATACCGAACAAGAAGAAGCCGAAGAGGAAGTTGAAGCATCAGACGAAATTCCATCAGAACAGATGGATGTAGAGGTCGCTACCGTAGTGGTAGATGACCATTTAGATGACGATGAGGATAAAGAATTAATCCCAGAGTCTAAACCCCTACCTGCATTTGTAAAAAAACAGAAATACGCATTTGCAGTCTAATTAATGGATACCCGATTATCGGACCCATAAAGGATTATTATGTCAAAAAAAACAAAAATACCAAAGAACACCAGAGCCAGAAGATAATTTGACTTACAGTCAAGAGATGATGGCTCAACAAGAGCAAGAACCAGTGGAAGAATTAGATGCTGAAGAAGAAAGTTATAAAAAACGCTATACTGACATTCAGAGACATATTCAAACAGTTAAGGATCAGTCTTCTAAACAGATGCAAGATATGCAGAAGCAGCTTGACGAAGCTACAAGAAGTCAAATCAAGTTTCCAAAAACTGATCAAGAAGTTGAAGCTTGGTCTAAGCGGTATCCTGACGTTGCTAAAATTGTTGATACAATTGCCCAAAAGAGGGCTAACGAAGTTCTCAGAGAAGGTGAAAAGCGTCTTGAAAAGGTAGAACAATTTGAACGCCAAATTCATAAGAATACGGCTGAACAAAAACTACTTGAGAGACATCCTGACTTTGCAAAAATTCGTGAGAGTAGAAAATTCCATGATTGGGTTTCACGGCAACACCCTACTGTTCAAGACAGCGTCTACAAAAACAACACAGATGCAGAGTGGGCAGCTAGTACAATTGATTTGTATAAAGCCCAAACTGGAACTAAAACCACCAAAGGTGCGGCTGAATCTGTAGGTAGGACTTCTTATGCTGCCCCTGTAGCAAAAGTTAGAGCTACTTTTTCAGAAAGTGCAGTCGCTAAAATGTCTGATAAAGAGTTTGAGAAAAACCAAGAAGCTATACAAGAAGCTCTAGCCTCTGGTAAATTTGAGTATGACGTATCAGGCGCGGCTCGATAACACTTAACTATTGATATAAATAGGTGTCCGTGGTATAATGACACTATTGAATTACTAAATGTGAAGGACACCTACTAGGTATACCCCTCACCTTTAACCTTCCAGATAAATTACCAACAAAGTCTACCAGTAAAATGGGAACCATACTCAGTATGATACTCCTATGACGACTGACACTGCGTCTTACTTATCTGATCTAGCTGCCTCATTTAGAGGCTAATATAAAGCCATTTCATATAGGAGAAACACAATGGCATTTCCAAAAGCATCAGGCTATAGCAATTTACCCAATGGTAACTTCTCGCCTATCATTTTTTCCCGAAAAACCCAGTTGGCGCTACGCAAAGCCAGTGTAGTAGAAGCTGTTACCAACACTGATTACAGTGGTGAGATTTCAAATTTTGGTGACTCGATTCGCATAGTGAAGGAACCTACGGTTCAGGTGACAACATATGCCAGAGGTACGACATTAGCAACTCAAGATCTTTCAGATGACGATTTCACAATGGTCATAGACCAAGCCAACTACTTTCAGTTTGCTTTGGACGATATTGAGGAAAGCCACCAACATGTATCATTTGGCGATTTAGCAAGTGACCATGCAGGATACAAACTGCGTGACACGATGGACGCTGAAGTACTAGGTTATCTATCAGGTTGGAAGACACCCTCTTCATGGGCAAGACGTTCAGCTTCAGGTGACATAAACGGTACTAAAGCTGATTCAAATGCAGGTAATGACGAATTGCTTGCAGCCAACAAGCTAGACATCACAGACTTTGGTGGATCAGATGTAGGCGGTGACGCTGAAGTTACATCTATTCCACTCGCTGCAGATGGTGGTGCAGGTGGTATCACTTCTCCATTAACAATTATGAACCGCATGGCTCGTTTAATGGATGAAGCAAATGTAGACACTGATGGAAGATGGTTGGTGTGCGACCCTGTCTTTGCAGAAGTGTTAATGGATTCGTCAAGCAAGCTCATAAATTCTGACTTCGGTGGGGGTGATGAGATGCGTAATGGTAGACTTCCAGGTACTATTCGAGGCTTCTCAATCTACAAGTCAAACAACTTACCATACGCAGGTACAGGTCCAGGTACTACAGCGGCTGCAGGTTCTGAAGCCAACTTTGGTGTAATGGTAGCAGGTCATGCCTCTGCAGTATCAACTGCACAGCAAATTGCTAAGACGGAGACTTTCCGTTCACCAAATACCTTTGCCGATGTATATAGGGGCTTAAACTTATATGGTCGCAAGATTTTACGTCCAGAAACATTGTTCACTGCAAACTACAACCTTGCATAAACAATAACTAATCTAGGGGGCTAGTCAGTGCGTACTAGCCCCTTATTCTCATATCAGGACAACGCTAAATGCCCTCTACTTATATAAACTTGTGTAATATGGTTCTTCGCAGACTTAATGAAGTAGAGATAGCTACGGCTGAATTTGCAAATACTAGAGGCATACAAAGTTTGGTCAAAGACGCAGTAAAAGCTGCAGTAAGTAAAATTAACCAAGCAGAATTTGAGTGGCCTTTTAACGCAGCCGAATTTACACAAACCTTAACTGCAGGTCAGTCTGAATATAGTTGGCCTAATGCTTTTAAGAAAGTGGATTGGAACAGTTTTCAAATTCAAGAAGACTCCAGTTTACGCGCATCTTTTAAAACACTAGGTTTTATGGAAAGAGATGAGTGGTACGCCAGACATCGAGATGCCGACTACTCTGCAGGTAGTGCAGGTAGAAGTATACCAGACAATGTCTTTCCCTCACATGGAAGTGGCTTTGGTATAACTCCCTCACCGAATGCAGCCTACAATGTACGATTTAGATATTTTCTAAATTACACAGATCTAACAAACGGTAGTGATGTAACCAGAATACCAGAAGCCTTTGATACTGTAATAGTGGATGGAGCTTTATACCACCTCTATATGTTTAAGGATAATTTGGAAGCTGCTAATGCCGCCTACCAAGCATTTACGCTTGGAATAAAAGACTTGCAGACA